AATGAGATTGTAATTAAAACAGTAGATGGTGTTGAGTTCTACATCTGTCAAAGAGATTATGGTATTGAAGTTACTTGTAATGGAGTAACAAAGTATATAGACGAACAAACCTTTAAAAACAAAGAGCCAGCCAATTAGCAAATAGAGAAAACATTTCAAGAGATACCATAGCGAGAATGGCAGCATTTGAAAGACATAGACAAAACTCAAATAAAGAACTAGGAGATGGATGTGGTCGTTTAATGTGGTTAGCTTGGGGAGGAGACGAAGGTATAGAGTGGGCACAAAGAAAACTAAAGCAGATAGATAGTGAATGAGTATAAGTTATATCGTATACTTAAAAATATCGTACCTGACTTAGAAAGGTCAACAGGTAAATATTGTGGCTACGATTGCTACTCTAAAAAGCACAAAGCAATAATAGAATTAAAATGCAGACCTATACACTATGATAACTTAATAATGGAGAAACACAAATACGATAAGTTAATAGTGCATAAGGATAAAGCAAAAATATACTACATTAACCAAACTCCACAAGGAATATACTCATTTAACATAAACAACTTAAAACCAAAATGGGTTAAAGGGAAATACAAAAAAACTACTGAATTTAAAGACAATAGAAAAGTAGAAAAGATAGTAACCCTACTAAACATAAACGAGGCTAAAATAATTAAAAGTTAATTTCTATTAATTATGGATAAGAGAAAAGAAAACGGAGGGCATAGCACCAAAGCAAAAGGAATAGACAAGAGAAAGAACGAATATAGAAAGGCTATCTCTGAGGCGGTTTCTTATGATGATGTGAAGGCTTTACTTAGCCAAGCGGTAAAAGTCGCTCTAAGCGAAGATAAAGACCGTTTAAAGGCTATGCAGATGGTACTAGAGTACACGCTAGGAAAACCAAAAGAAAGTTTAGATTTAAACGCACAAGTAGAAGGCGGTATAAATTTCAAGGAACTAATTAACTCTATTCGTGGAGATAAATGATAAATATTTAACATTACAAGATGAAAGTCGTTATTACATTGTTACGGGCGGTAGAGGCTCTGGGAAGTCTTTTGCTATTAACACCTTACTTTTGTTACTTACTTACGAAAGCGGTCATACTATATTGTTTACTCGGTACACGCTACGGTCAGCGTCGATCTCAATCATTCCTGAGTTCATTGAGAAGATTGAACTTCTTGATAGAGGAAACGATTTCAATATTACTAAAGATGAAGTAATAAATAAACGAACGGGAAGTAAAATACTCTTTCGAGGTATTAAAACTAGTTCGGGTAATCAGGTAGCCAACCTTAAATCGTTACAAGGCGTTACAACGTGGGTACTAGATGAAGCTGAGGAACTAGTAGACGAGACTATATTTGATACTATTGATTTATCGGTAAGGCAAAAAGGTTTACAGAATAGGGTAATACTTATACTTAACCCGACTACGAAAGAGCATTTTATTTACCAACGTTTCTTTGAAGCAAAGGGAGTAAACGAGGGAGTTAATGAAACTAGAGGAGATACTACATACATACATACTACCTACTTAGACAATATAAACAACCTCTCAGAGAGTTACCTAAATCAAATAGATGATATTAGGAAGCGTAGACCAAAGAAGTATAAGCACCAAATACTCGGAGGTTGGCTAGATAAAGCGGAGGGCGTTATATTCGAGAATTGGAGTATAGGCGAGTTTAAGCACGTAGGTAAATCGGTCTTCGGGCAAGATTTCGGTTTTAGTGTTGATCCTACAACCTTAGTAGAAACGAACATAGATAAGGCTAGTAAAAAGATATACCTTAAGTTACATTACTATAAGCCAAACCTAACTACTACGCAAATATCCGAACTAAACACACGTATAGCGAAAGATGGTTTAATCATTGCCGACTCAGCAGAGCCACGTTTAATAAGCGAACTAAAAGCAAAGGGTAATAACATCTTACCAACTATAAAGGGGCAAGGTTCGGTAACCTATGGTATAAGCATAATGCAAGATTACGATTTAGTTATACACCCCGATAGTACCGAACTAATAAAGGAACTAAATAACTATTGTTGGTTAGAAAGAAAGAGTAGTACTCCAGTAGATGACTTTAACCACGCGATAGACGCTATTAGGTATGCCGTAAGCTACCAACTAGATAACCCAACTAGAGGAGAATACTTTATTAAGTAAAGCACCCGAACGAATTTTAATTTTAACGTAAAATAGATATGAAAGGACGTATTATAGTACCTACAAACTTAAGCGAGATTAGTTTAGCACAATACCAACACTTCCTAAAAGTTTCGGAAGGATTAGAGGGTAACGACTTAAAAACTAAAATGGTTTCGGTATTCTGCAAAGTAGACGAGGAATTAGTAAAGGCTTTTTCTCGTGCTGATGTCGAAGAGTTTAGCACGATCTTAGACGGTATGTTTAAGAATGATTATCCGTTTATTCCAAAGTTTACAATAGATGGTAAATCGTTCGGCTTTATTCCTAGTTTGGAGGAGATGACTTACGGCGAATATGTAGACTTAGATAACTACATAAGCGATTGGGATAAGATGCACAAGGCTATGGCGGTTTTATTTCGCCCTATCATAAAGACTAAAAACGGTAATTACATAATAGAGGAGTATGAAAGTTCGGATAAATATTCTGAGTTAATGAAGTTAATGCCGTTATCGTGTGCTATGGGTGCGATGGTTTTTTTTTATCATTTAGGAATAGAGTTACTGAAAGCTATCCCACTTTATTTAGCGAAACAGATGGAGATGATAGAAAAGGAGACTTCTCAGAACAAAGCCAATTTAATAAACAATGGGGATGGTATTCTACAATCTATCAACTTGCTCAGGGAGACGTTAGGCGATTCGATGAAATTACTAAACTTAGATTGGCAACGGCACTTACATACTTAACCTATGAATCACAAAAGCAGACGCTAGAGAATAAACTAATAAGAAAGAGTTACAAAAATGGAGTTCTATAACATAACCACTACGATAAAAGACCAACTAGAGTTAGACGCTTTTGTTAATACGGTAACCGAAGGAGATATATTCGAGATAGATTTAGGAAAGCAAACTATTTTTCCTTTATCTCACATAATAGTAAATCAAGTAACTAAGGAAGGACACGCCTTAAGATTTAACGTTACGGTTATGTGTATGGATATAGTAGATAAAACTTCGGACGAGACTACGGATGTATTTAGAGGAAACGATAACGAACAAGATGTACTTAACACCCAGTTAGCGGTAGGTTTAAGAATGTTAGAAGTATTTGAGAGGGGAGAGAATAAGAAGCGATTTACGTTAGATGGTAATCCAACCTTTGAGCCTTTTACCGAACGCTTCGAGAATTACTTAGCGGGGTGGGCGATTACGTTCGATGTTCTAGTACCTAATAGAATGACAATATGTTAAACGAGGAAACTAAAAAGAGTTTAGAGGCTTTCCGTAGGCAAGTGATAAAACAGGCACGGCAGAACGCTCAAAAACATAGTGCTTCGGGCGATCTTGCTAAGTCGTTAACTTCTCGTCTTAACGTAAGTAAAAATAGTTTCTCTTTAGAGTTCTTAATGAATGAATACGGGAACTATCAAGATAAGGGAGTAAGTGGTAAGAATAGAAAGTACAATACGCCTTACTCATACACTAATAAGATGCCTCCTCCAAAGGCTTTCGATAAGTGGGTAATACGAAAGGGGATAGCACCTAGAGATGAGGGCGGAAAGTTTCTAAGTAGAAAGAGTTTAACTTACTTAATCGCACGTTCAATATTCAAGAAAGGAATTAAGCCTACTTTATTTTTTACTAAACCATTTGAAAAGGAATTTAAGAAACTACCTGAAGCATTGCTACTCTCTTACGGATTAGATGTAGAGGAGTTCTTAGAATACACATTAAAAAACACATTTGAATAATGGCATACGAAGAGATATTTGTAAGAAGTCCACGCTTTATAAGCATAACGGCAACGAACGGAGATACTACTAGCATAGACGTTTATTTATGGAATCACGGCGGTTCTATACCTTCTTCTCCTACCTACACTTTAAGTAAACCTATACCAAGTCCGAACGTACTTACGGTTAACTATGATGTTTCGCCTTATTGTCGGGAGTTCATAAAGCACACTTCATATAATGAGGTAACGGCGATGACTACTGGAGATAGTGAGGAGTTCTGTTATTGTATGATCGTTCGTAAGATAAACGGAACGGCACTAGTAAACAATAACTACTTTGTAGCGTTCGATGGTTTCGGATATTACGAGGATGGTTACAACCCCGATAACGGAAGCGTCTTTTTAGATGAGGGTACTTATTATATTCAAGAAAACGTTAATAGTGGTGGTTTATACTATTACGATGATGGTATAGATACTTGGGAGGCTACATACACGGGGTTAAGTACGGGAGGCACTACTACTTTCACTTTAGATGCCGACTATAATTATATTCCTTACATACATCCAACCTATCAAGGCGAGGGAAATACTTTAGAGATATTCAAAAACTCGGTACTACAAAAGACGTTTACTTTTGAGGAGGTATGCGAACCTAAGTACACACCTTTAAAATGTGATTTCGTAAACAAGTACGGAAGTTGGCAAAGGCTAATTTTATTCAAGGCGAGTAGACAAAACTTCGAAGCTAGCGGAACGGAGTTTAATTTAATGCCAAGCGATTTAGATTACAACGTTCAAGATAACCGTAGACAAACATTTAACCGAAATGCAATAAGAAGTATTAAGGGTAATACTGGCTTCGTTCCTGAGAGTTATAAAAACGTAATGAAGCAACTTCTATTAAGCGAAAAAATATTAATAGATGATGAACCCGTAAAGCTAAGAACTCAGTCGGTAGAACTTCAGGAGCATATCACGAAGAAGTTAATTAACTATGAGTTAGAATTTGAATACTCACACGAACAAAGAAACTACGTTATCTAATGAGATCGGTACAACTATACATAAATGATGAGCGTTTAGATTTATTCGATGATGAACAAATACAGGTAACTAGTAGTGTTCAGAACATAACGGATATAAGCAAGGTTTACACCGACTTTAGCCAAACGTTTACCGTTCCCGCTTCTCCTACTAATAATGCAATATTTAAGCACTACTATAATAACGATTTAGATGGATTTGTAGCAAAAGAGAGGCAACCCGCAAGAATAGAAATTAACTACACACCATTTAGAAGAGGTAAGATACAACTAGAGGGAGCGGAACTAATAAAGGGCGAGGCACAAAGTTATAAGATTACTTTTTACGGCGATGTAGTAACGTTAAAAGACTTGTTCGGAGATGATAAGCTAAGAGACTTAGATTATAACTTACAATTTGAGATAGATGCTACTGATATTATAAACACTATTACAAGTACGGCTTTACTAGATGTTCGCTTCCCCTTGATTAGTAGTGAGACAGTTTGGCAGTATGGTACTTCGGGAGTAGGCGATATTTCCAACTCAACACAAGCGATAGATTACACCGATTTATTTCCTGCGGTTCGTGTAGCAAAAGTATTTGAGGCGATAGAAGATACATACGGGGTTTCCTTTAATGGAAACTTTTTAGACGATCAAAGATTTAAGAAACTTTATACTTGGTGGAAGAATAAAGATAACGCGGTATTCCCTACGGAGGGAACTCCGTTAGAATTTGACCTTACTAGTACTGCTTCTTCTAGTGACTCAACTTATCCGATAGTAAATACGGTAAATCAAGTAAACATTCAATACATTGATTACTTTTCGTTTACTCCTCTTCCTGTTGGTTACGCAGGGCAAAATGGTGCGGGTACTCATAGAGTAGAAATATACGTGGGTAACGTTTCTTCTAGTGACACTTATTGGGTAGATACTTATAAAAATGGAGTATTAATAAATTCGCATCAAGCAACTGGTAACACCTTTTTTACTTCTAGTGATTTAGCTTGTGCAATCCCTAATGTATTCGGTTTAAATGATGTTTATACTTTTAAGGTACGTTCTGTTGGCGGCTTTACTTTTGATTTTCAAATAGACTATATTTATACGCTTTTTTACTTAGAACAAGATGTACCCAACCCAATACCCGCTACTCTAGATTATTCACACATAGATAACGTATCTTCTGTTGTAATTAATTTTGATTACATAAACTTTAATCTAACTGCTCCCGATATTCTAGTAAGTGAATACTTCTCAGGAGTGTTAAAGATGTTTAATCTAACTTGCTATCCTTTAGATGATGAGTTTAACTTTCAGATTGAACCTTTAGAGACTTGGTACGCTATGGGCGATGAATTAAATATTACGCCTTACGTAGATATGGATTCTATAAAAGTAGATCGTCCGAAGCTATACAAAGAAATAGAGTTTAAGTATAAGGAGAGTAAATCGTTTATGAATGAGGCTTACTTAGAAATAAATAATAAGCCTTACGGTTCATTACGTGAGTATTTTGGTTATGATGGTGGTGATTTCAAGATAGAGTTACCTTTTGAAACGTTACTATTTAACAAATTTGAAAACACTAATTTACAAGTAGGTTATTCACTTACTAAAGCACCTGATTACAAACCGTACGTTCCTAATCCTGTAATGTTATACTTGTATAATGAACAAACTACTAACGTTAGCTTTTACGTAGATGATGGTACAACGCCACAAAACATAACGAGTTACGTTCCTTTCGGGCAGGAGATAGTTTATAATACTGAGGACTATTCTATAAACTTTAACGAGGAGATAAGTTCACTTACTTTGAACGGTGTAAGTAATTCACTTTACATTACATACTATCTACCTTACTTAAAGAATTTATTTAGTGATAAAACACGAATAGTAACGGTTAAAACTATTCTACCATTACGCCTACTAAATTACTTGTCGTTAGACGATGCTATAATAATTCGAGATAAGAAGTATAGAATTAACGATATGCGTACCAACTTAACTACTGGAGAAGTTGAGTTAGTTTTGATAAGCGATTGGATTAAAAGCAGAAGAAAAATAGTAATACCTACTATTCCAAGTACGGGCGATGTTATAAGCGTTCCTATAAAGCCAATTAAGCCACATTTAGGAGGTACTATTGTTTTATCGGGTTCTTCTCCATTTGTTACGCCTAGCGTAGTTACTCCGTTCACTTTTACAAATGAAAGAATCGTAGAATTTAACATAAGAGAAAATACAACGGGAAGTAGTAGAACGGCTGAATTTACGTTGACGTATTATAGACCTAACGGCACAACGGAAGAGGAAAAGATATACATTATTCAGGATAGTACAAGCGGTTTCTTACTTACTGAGGATGGTGGTTATTTATTAACGGAAGATGCAAATAGAATAAAGGTATGATCGAACTAGTATTAAAGTTATTAGAGATAGACGAGTTTTATAATGAAGGAGAATTTATAGAGTTCGCAAAAGGAAGATATAAGCTAGAGGAAACGGTAAACGGTCTAGTTAAACAAAAGCAAAGAATTAAAAAATGGCAATCGAAAAAACTGTAGATTTAAACGTTAACGCTTCGGAGGGTATAAAAGCGTTAGAGAAGTTTGGGCTAACTGCTGAAAGGTTAGAGAAGGAAGATTTACAACCTTTGAACTTCGCCATAGGGGAGTTAGAAGATCGCCTTTACGAAATGGCTTCCGCGGGAGATACTTCTTCTCGACTGTTCGTTGAAATGAGCGAGGAAGTCGCTCGAATGAAAAAAGTAATCATAGATACCGATATGGTATTGGATGGAATGAGCCAAACTGTTGCCCAAAAAGTAGGCGGTTCTATCGGTGGTTTAGCGAGTGGTTTTGAACTTGCTCAGGGTGCTATGGCTACTTTCGGTGTAGAAAGTTCACAAGTAGAAGAGGCACTACTAAAGGTGCAATCTGCTATGGCTATCTCTCAAGGTTTTCAAGGCATACGCGAGGCGATACCAAGTTTTAGAGGTTTAGCTTCTAGTGTTAAGTTATTTAGTAAAAATACTCTTTCTTCGGTTAAGGCATTAAGCACGTTTAAGAAAGCGTTAATTGGTACGGGTATCGGTGCTATTATTGTTTTACTAGGCGAGTTAATAGCGAACTGGGATAAATACAAGAAACTATTAGAGGACTTTAGTTTAACGGTAGTAGGCGATTTATTACCCGCTCAACAAAAGAACATAGAGCAACTAAAAGAAACTAAGAAACTAGCAACGGAGCAATTAAAAGTATCTCAGGACAAGTTACGATCTATTGAAGCCGAAATACAAGCGTTAAAGAGTGCGAACGGCATAGAGACTAAGAAATTTGATGATGCTATACGATTAGCACAAGCAGAGGGTAAATCTAAACAGGAGATAGAAAAGATAGAACGTAAGAAGTTGAAGTTCATTATTGAATCTGCTGAAAAAGAACTAGCATTACAAAAGCAGAAAGCATTTGCTTTACGTGATGAAATTTTAGCAAAGGCAGCACTAGGACAATTAGACGAAGAAACTAAGAAGAACGCTTTAGATGCCTTACGTACTCAAATAGAAACTACTAAGGAGACTTACCAAACGTTACAGAGTGCTAGGGTAGATTTAGAGGTTTTCAACGCCGAGAAAGAAACCGAAAAGCGCAATATGTATAAGGAGTCGGCACAAGCAGCAGTTGAAGCGGAGAAAGAAAAGAACGAAGAACTTAAAAGATTAGCAGAAGAAAAAAGGTTAGCTGAAGAACAAGCTAGATTGGAGCAGATAGAATTAGAAGACCTTCAATATAAAATGCTTCAGGAAATAAGAAACAGCGAACAAGAAAACGAAATAGCTGAACTAGTAGAAGCCTATGAAGCGAAGTATGCTCTAGCTGAAGGAAACGCAGAACTTGAAAAGGCTTTAACAGAGCAACAGAACGCAGATATAAAAGCCATAAACGACAGATACGCAGCGGAAGCGGACGCAAAGAAAAAAGAAGCGGACGAGAAAGAGATAGCAGACGAACAAGAAAAAAGGAATAAACAGTTACAAATGGCTCAAGATGCACTCGGAGCAATAGGAGAGTTAATAACATCTTTTGCGGGAGATAACGAAGAAGCACAAAGAAGAGCGTTCAACATCAATAAGGCGGTAAGTATGGGGCAAGCTATAATGAACACGGCTCAAGCGATTACGGCTGCTTTAACGGCGGGAGGTAACCCTATTAAGTTGGCTACTGGTGCTCAATTCGTAGAGGCGGGTATTGCAGCAACGGCGGGAGCAGCACAAATAGCGAGTATTGCTAGAACTAAATTTAATCCTAGCGGTGGCGGTGGCGGTTCTAGTTCGGTAGCCTCCGTTCCTAATGCACCTACACAAGCACCTACGTTTAACGTAGTAGGTAATACGGGAGTTAACCAATTAGCGGAAACTTTAGGAAGTTCTCCTATGCAAGCGTATGTAGTAGCGGGAGATGTTACAACTGCTCAAAGTTTAGAACGTAATAAAATTGAACAATCGACACTTTAAACGTAAAATAAGTATGCAAGAAATAGAATTATTTATAAAGGACGAAAACGAGGACGGAGTATTTGCCGTTTCGTTAGTAGAATCTCCTGCGATCGAAGAGAACTTTATTGCTTTGTCTAAGGATGAAATAAACTTAAAGGTAATAGATGAAGAACGCCGTATAGTTGTAGGTTATGCCTTAATACCTGAGAAGCGTATTTATCGTAGAATGAAACCAAAGGGAGCAGATGAGCCTATTGAGTTTAACATTTACTTCTCTAAGGAAACGATTTCAAAGACTCAAGAACTTTATATGCGTAATCTTAACCTAAACAACGTAACTAGCGAACACGAGAAACCCGTACAAGGTGCAACGGTTATAGAGAGTTGGGTTACGGAGAATGAAAAGATGGATAAGATTAACCTTTACGATATTAAGCCACAGTTAGGCGGATGGGCAATTATGATGAAAATCTACAACGATGAGGAGTGGAGTAAAGTTAAAGGTGGCGAATATAAAGGCTTCTCTATCGAGGGTATTTATCAAGGCTTCGAGAACTTAAAAATGAGTGAAGAGAACGATATTCTTAAACAACTAAAAGAATTAATAGATGAGTCAAAATAGTTGGGGAGAATCTGTTTTAAATCAAATTGGCTTTGGTTCAGATGGGAAAAGAGACGGCAATGAAACTATTAATATTTTAAGTGAAAAAAATTCTTTTTTAATTGCCGAAGATGATAAATTAATAATAGCAGAAATGCTAACCATTTCTAATAGTTGGGGTTCTGTTTACGATAAAAGTTATAACTCAAAAACACTACTGGAGCGATGAAAAATACTGCTTACAAAGTAAAGGTAGAAACGGTAACACAAACCGAAGTAGATAACGTAAACATAGAGCAAGGTGGATTACTTGTAACGGATGAAGCGTTATTTATGGGGTTTAACGACCAAATGGTTAAGGTGTACCCTCAAGAGGCTTCTTCTTTAGGTTTGGGTTGGGCAAGATACGATGATACTCAGTACACTAGTGCGAGTTCTTATGCGTTTAGTGCTAGTACGCCGTTTATCGTTCCTAATAATGCGGGTAGTGTTATAGATGATCACATACATTCAGGTATTGACTATTACAACGGGAGCAAGTTATTCGCTGAATTTGCTAATGATGTTTATTTGCTTACGGTAGCTTTTAAGTCTAAGATATCGAACGCTAACGGTTACTTAGAATTATACTTAGAGGGTGGTAATGGTACTCCTTATACTAGGGTATCGGATATGGTGGTATTCCCTAAAGGAAACAACGTAGAACATACCTACACTAAACAATTTCAATTTTACGCCGATAGCGATGTAGTAACGAACGGATTAAGCGTTAAGATATTACCTAGCAATGATGGGGAAATATACGATGTAATTTACTTTATACAACGAACTCAAAAACATAACGACTAATGAAAAAGACACCAAGTAAAACAAGTCCAAAGGGAGGCACTAGAGGTTGTATGTGTAAAGATGGCACTTACTCTAGAGAGTGTTGCGATGGTTCATTACAGGCGCAGGGTATAGGTAGTTTAACGGGCGGAAATACAAGTAATGTAACGAACGTAGATACTACACGAACAATAACAAGAAATTGAATTTTGAACAAATAATAATTAAAACGTAAAATAGTTATGAATACACTAAAATCGGTTCTCAAGCATTTCGAGAATATAGAACCAAAAGAAGTAGAGCTTTCTTCGGAGGTTGTTGAGTTGGCAAATATTAAAGAGCTAGATATTTTTGTGGCTAACCTAGAGAAAGCACTAGGACAGATAAAGAACAATAGAAGCAAGCTAGGCGGTAATTTAAGAGAAATTGAATCTGTTATAGGAGATTTAAGAAAGAATTATAATACAGCAGTAGAAAATAAAAAAGCGGTTGAGGTAGGAATAAAATCAGCTGAAAAACTAGCAGAACAAATTTCAAAACAAGCAAAAGAACTTGGTATTAACCCTAGCGAAATTGATAATGTTAGAAAATTAGTTTCAGTAGTTCAGGAAGTAGAGGGAACACAAGAAACAATAGACAGCTTTATTAATACAGCGAAAAGCTATCTTAAATAATAAATAAATAAAATGAAAGAAAAAATAAACGAACTACTTAAAGCAGTAGGATTAAAAGCAGTAGCACTAGAGCAAATTACAACAGGCGAAGGAGAAGCTACACTAGAAGCGGATAAATTCGAAGCGGGAGAAAACGTATTTATCGTTAACGAAGAAGATCGTATTCCAGTACCCGTAGGAGAATACAAACTAGATAACGGCTTTATGCTTATCGTAGAAGAAGAAGGTATTATTGCTAGTTACGAGGAAATGAAAGAAGAAGTAGAAGAGGAGCCAATGGAAGAGGAAACTACCGAAGAAGTAGCAACTAACGACACTCCAAATGAGCAACCTTTACCAAAAACTATCATTGAATCAGTAACTAAAGAAACTAAGTTTTCTGCTGATGAATCATTAATTGAAGCACTACGCCAAGAAATCACTAACCTAAAAGCAGAAGTAGCAGAACTTAAAGCTGAACCAAGCGAAGAGGAAAGCGAAAAAGTAGAAGAGGTTAACGAAGAAGTAGAACTTTCTAAACCAATTACTCATAACCCTGAGAATGAGAAAGAGGTAGAGATGTTCAAATATGCAAATAAGAAAAACGGTGCTTCTACACTTGATAGAGTATTCGCTAAACTAAGTAAATAACATTTAATAAATAAAAAAATGGCAACAACAACAAACATTACTACAACTTACGCAGGAGAATTTGCGGGCAAGTATGTAGCAGCAGCACTTTTGAGTGCATCAACTATCGAAAACAGTTTAATTACTGTTAAACCAAACGTAAAGTACAAAGAGGTTCTTAAGAAAGTATCTACGGACGCTATCCTTAAAGATGCTTCTTGCGATTTTACTTCTACTAGTACACTTACACTAACTGAGCGTATTCTACAACCTCTTGAGTTCCAAGTGAACCTTGAACTTTGTAAACAAGATTTCCGTTCAGATTGGGAAGCGGTACAAATGGGTTACTCTGCACACGATAACCTACCTAAAAACTTCTCTGATTTCCTTATCGCTCACGTAGCGTCTAAAGTGGCTCAAAAAATCGAGCAAAACATTTGGGCAGGAGATGACACTAACACAGGAGAGTTCGACGGATTTGAAACTTTGCTTTCAGTAGACGCTAACTTACCAGCAGCACAAGAAGTAGCAGCAGCAGCAGGTGGAGTAGACGCTTCTAACGTAGTAGATGAACTAGGAGCGATCGTAGACGCTATGCCTGCTTCTATCTATGGACGTGAAGACCTTTACTTGTATGTATCGCAAAACATCTTCAAAGCGTATGTACGTGCTTTGGGTGGATTTGGTGCTTCGGGTGTAGGTGCAAATGGAGTTGAGAACAAAGGAAACCTTTGGTACACTTCAGGACAAGCACTTACTTTTGATGGTATTCCTGTAGCAATGTGTAACGGAATGAGTGCTGATACGGCTATCCTTACTTACAAAGAAAACCTTTACTTCGGTACTGGACTTCTTTCTGACCACCAAGAGGTTAAAGTTTTGGATATGGCAGACCTTGACGGTTCTCAAAATGTACGTGTAGTTATGAGAGCGACTGCGGGTGTTCAATATGCAAACGTTGAAGATATCGTTACTTACGGAATCACGAACGCAGCTAACTAATAGTTGAATGAAAAACTAGAAAGGGGAGGTAAAATGCCTTCCCTTTTTTTATGAACTTAAAAAATTAAATAAAATGGCTTGTGATATTTCAATGGGTAGAATCGAACCTTGTAAAGACTCGGTAGGAGGTTTAGACGCTATCTACATAATCAATGAGGGAGATATTACCGCTTTCACGATGGACGTAACAGATACAGATGTGATCGCTTCGGTAACGGGTTCTCCAAACGCTTATAAATTCGACTTAAAAGGAAACTCATCTTTCGAGACTACTATTAACTCTAGTACGGAAAATGGAACTTCTTTCTTTGAGCAAACTTTAAGCGTAACACTTAAGAAACTAGATATTGACTCACATAAAGAACTAAAGTTACTTACTTGGGGTAGACCTCACGTAATCGTTAAAGATAACAACGACAATTTCTTTTTGATGGGTAAAGAACACGGAGCAGAAGTAACGGGAGGTTCTATCGTTACGGGTGGTGCTATGGGAGACCTTTCAGGTTATACCTTAACACTTTCTGCAATGGAGCGAGTACCTGCGAACTTTATTGATGCTTCGGACGAGGCAGGACTAGGAACGGCAGGATTTACGATCGTAGCGGGTTCTTAATTCAATAATTTACTAACTTTAACCCCTACCCACTCGGTGGGGGTTTTTTAATTTAAAAGATATGACGGGAACAGAATTATATGACAAGATGTTTAAGAAGGTAGAGTTATCTTCTGAGATTGTAGAACTTGAAAATATTAAAAAGTTATCTGAGTGGAGCGGTATTATCACTACTAATATTAAAGAGCTTAAAGATATATTGTCTAAGTTTGATAAAATAAAAACCCAATCAAGAACAGATTTAAAGGCTTCGTATAAAGATTTAGCAGAATTTGGGAGTAGAGCTAGTGACCTTGGTATAAACCCCAAAGACTTCCCACAACAAAAAGAGCTGCAAGGTTTAAGGAAAGAACTACAAGCACTTTTGGATAAAATGAGATTCGGATAATTTACCAATAATATATAAACTGTATTTCACCACAGTAATATTATAACTCTTTTGCAATGGGTAATCTTATCGGGTTACCCTTTTTTCTTGAACAAAAAATACTTTTTGCGTAAAATAGATATGATAGTTTTAAAAGAAACGGCATCTTCTCAGACGTTCAAGATTATACCTCGTTCAATGAACGCCGATACGCTTACTTTAGTAAACGAAACTACTGGAGAAGAAACTATTTACGATATATCTATAACCCAACTAGATTACTACGCCGTTATAGATGAAGTATTAGATTTAAAGGAAAACAACTTTTACAAGTTAACCGTAAGTAATGGTAGTGAAATAGTCTACAAAGACAAGGTATTTTGCACTAACCAAGTAATAGAGAACTTTACGGTAAATAATAACGAGTACACAAGCTACTCAAGCGATAACGATTACATAACTTATGAGTGAAGTTAAAATACTAGAACTAGCTTCTTACGAACCCCCAACGATTAAAGAATCAAAGCGAGAAAATTGGGTAGAATACGGAGAGGATAATTTATACTATAATTGGTTAATAGATCGTTATAGAAACTCCCCTACGAATAATGCCGTAATAAACAATATTGCACGGCTTATTTACGGTAAGGGATTACACGCAATGAACGCTAGTAAAAGAGCAAACGATTACGCTCAGTTCAAAACTATTATAAGTAATGACTGTTTACGTAAGGTTGCACTAGATGTTAAGTTATTCGGTACGGCTTCTTTTCAAGTTCATTACGATGAGAATCACACTAAAGTAGTAAAGGCTTACCACATACCTACTAATTTAATACGCCCCGAGAAGTGTAATAAAGATGGAGAGGTAGAAGGTTATTACTATTCAGATGACTGGTCAGATACTAAAAAATACGAACCCAAGAGAATACCAAAATTTGGTACTTCTAAAGAAAAAATAGAAATCCTACAAATGGGGAGTTACTCGGTAGGAATGAAGTATTTTAGTGAATTAGATTACCAAGGGTGCTTACCTTATACTGTACTAGAAGAGGAGATAGGCGATTACTTAATCAATGAGGTTCAAAACGGTTTTAGTGGTACTAAAGTAGTTAACTTTAATAATGGCGTTCCTACTGAGGAACAACAAAACATAATCTCTAGAAAGGTACTTAATAAGTTAACAGGTTCACGAGGGCAAAAAGTGATCGTAGCATTCAACAATAATCAAGAAAGTAAAACTACGGTAGACGATATTCCTTTAAACGATGCTCCCGAGCATTACGAATACTTATCTAAGGAGTGTGAACAAAAGATATTAGTAGGGCATAATGTAGTTTCTCCTATGTTGGTGGGGGTTACTACCGATAATCAGGGTTTTAGTTCAAATGCGGACGAGATAGAGGTTGCTAGTAAGTATTTCTATAACATTGCTATTAAGCCATTTCAAGAACTTATTATAGATGCTATTGATAAGATATTAGCGTTTAACTCTATTGCTTTAGACTTGTACTTTAGAAGACTTAATCTTTTAGAGGATATCGAAGAGAAACAACAACAGGAAGAGGAAAGAGTAGCGTTTAGTTCTGAACTAGAGAAATTGTTAGATGAATTAGGCGAAGAAGTTGGAGAAGATTGGGAGTTAATAGATGAGCGAGAAGTAAATTACGAACTAGAAGAAGAATTAGATTTAGAGGTTCAAGAGTGGGAGGAATCACTAAAACCTAAAAAAACTACTTTAAGCAAATTAATAGAACTTATCGGAACGGGTAGAGCAACGCCTAATAAATCAAGTTCACAAGATAAGGAAGTAGATGGCTTTTATTTTAAGGTTCGCTACAAATATACTGGTAACGATTCTCCCGAGCGTGACTTTTGCCGTGCTATGATGAGAGCGAGTAAGGTTTACCGAAAAGAGGATATTCAAAAGATGAGCAATGCGGGTATAAATAAATCGCACGGGCATAAAGGTTTACCTTATGATATTTTCTTATACAAAGGCGGTGTAAATTGCCACCACAAATGGGTACGCCAAACGTATGTAAGTTTCGATAAAAAAGCACCGATAGGCTCTCCTAAAACAAACCAAGTAAGCACAAATAAGGCGGAGAAGTTTGGTTATCGTGTACGTAACCCGAAAGAGGTTGCTATGATGCCAAAAGATATGCCGAGACAAGGACACCACCCCGATTATAGAGGATAATTATGGCACAAGCATTATTAATAACTAGAGACGATATAGTAAAGAAGACTGCGTTAAATGGTAACGTAGATACTGATTTATTTATTCAGTTTGTAAAGATCGCTCAAGATACGCATATACAAAACTACTTAGGTACGGATTTACTAGAGAAGTTCGAGAGTTTAATTACTGCGGGAACTTTGGACGATGTAGCGAACGCAGATTACAAAGCACTTCTTTTGGATTACGTAAAAGATATGCTTATTCATTGGGCGATGGTCGAATATTTACCTTTCGCAGCTTACTCGGTAGCTAATAAGGGTGTATTTAAGCACTTATCGGAGAACTCAACAAATGCGGAAAAGTTCGAGGTAGATTTTCTAATAGAAAAGCAGAGAGATATAGCACAACATTACACGCAAAGGTTTATAGATTATATCTGTTTCAATACTTCTACTTTTCCTGAATACAATTCTAATACTAACGGGGATATGCACCCCGATACGGACACTAACTTTAGCGGATGGTACATTTAAAATATAAGCCAAAAGATAAGAACATAGAGAAATTAAAAATATTACTTAAAAAAATAGAGAATAATGGCAGACGTAAAAATAAGTGAATTAAGTAGTGCTAGTGCTTTAGATGGTACAGAGCAAGTTCCAGCAGTACAAGGTTCATCTACCGTAAAAACTACGGCAAGAGATATTAAAACATACGTGCAAAGTGAGCCTAAATTTGTTGTAGAATTAATAGATGATACTACGGTAGATTTTTACGCTCCATTTGCGATGAGTATAGATAGTGTAACGAATATCGTTAACTCTCCTACTACTACTTTAGAGTTAAATGGAAGTGCTTACACTTTAACAGATCCTATTTCACAAGGCGATTTAATAACGGTAACGGTAGACGTTGCAGGAGTAATAATCTTAAACACTACTAAATAATGGAATACATAAAGGCACAAGCGAGTAACGGAGAAAAGGTTAAAATTTCATCAGCCGACACAACAACTGATTTTTTAGAAAATAAATTAGTTGCAGGCGCTAATATTAATTTGACTAAAGTAAATGCAGGGGGAAATGAACAAATAGAAATTAGAGCATCAGGCGGTGGTGGTGGTTCTGCGGGTGGACTTCAAACTCCAAATCCCGGAACGATTTTTAATTGGCCAACTTCAGCAGCTATCACTGGGGGTACTTTTCAAAATAACACTATGCAAGTGGATGAAATGTTGTTTACTCAGTATATACCGATGTCAACATTTACAACAACATCATTTAAAATTGATGTTCAAACAGCACAAACGGGATTGGGCAGAATAATGGTATACGACAACAACCATCCAACAAGTGGCGACAAAAGACCTGGAAACTTATTGTATTCAAGTACTGATTTAGATATGTCAACAACGGGAATAAAAACCGCAACAACAGCTTTTACTTTTACCGCAGGTGAAATTTATTGGTTAGGTTTTCAAGCAGATTGTACTGTTACTGTAAGAGGGTTAAGAAAGGAAAATTTGATTCCTGTTGGATATTTTAGTTCTAATATAGTGACTATTTTGAAACAAATTGGTAGAGCGTATTCACTTGGTGCGCCAAGTGTATCGGGTGTTAACACATTTGATTTTGGCCCTTGGGCGGCGGTACTTATTCAACCATAAAAAAAATAAAAATATGACACAAATAAGAGAAGAAATATATGACGACAATGGGCTTGTCGAAGTGAAGTTTATCGAAGTAGATGAACCAACACAAGAAGAATTGATAACAGAAAAGGAAGCTGAACTCTTGAAGATATACGCTGAACTTAACGAACTAAAAGGCAAGTAAGCAACTTAAACTACGAGGGAAAGGAAAACCCACTACTTCGAGTAAATGAAAGACTACAAGATTTTGCGATATGATAAAAGATAATACAGACCTATGGGCGGTGCTTGTAGGTACAATAGCTTCACTTATGAAAGGAATCAAAAGAAAGCTAAACGGTCAACAGTTAATGATAGCTTTGATAACAGGAGGTGTACTTGCTTGGGGTACACTTGGTATTATAGATATGTTCTTCGGAACGCTTGAGCCTAAAGTTATTATGCTTGTATCTTTTGCCGTTGGTTGGGTAGCTAATGAGATCACAGATGTTTTAGATGATACCGTTAAGGACGCTTACGAACTTGTTAAAGGTTGGCTAACAGGTAAACTGAAAAAATGAGGATAATCTTAGACGCAGGACACGGAGGCGTAAGTCCGTTTAATAACGAGTATGTAACGGCAGGAAAACGCTCCCCTAAAAAAGAGGATGGAACACAATTCTACGAAGGTGTTAACAATCGTATTCTAGTAGATATGATTTACGATGCGTTAAAAGATAACGGCTTCGATGTAGTTAAGTTGGTAGACACCTGGAAGGACGTACCACTATCTGAGCGAGTACGCAAAGCAAACGAACTCCATAAAGAAAAAAAGAGTTTCCTTATAAGCATACATTCTGACGCTTTCGGTAATGGTATAGAGTGGACTAGTCCTAAAGGAATAACCATATTTACTTCAAAAGGCGAAACAAAGAGCGATATACTTGCTCGGTGGTTTCATCAAGAGTTAGCTTGTAACTTCGATGGGATTAGTCCTGACAGAAGAATTAAGGAAGCGAACTTTTACATACTTAGAAATACGTCTTGTCCTGCTTTATTATTTGAATTAGGCTTCCATACTAACCGTGAAGAGTTAAAGTTGATGGAGGGCGAAGACTGGAAGCGTAGAGCAGTTAAATCTATTGTAGACGCTTGTAGCATAATTGAGTTGAAAGGGTACTAAAAAAGGGAGCAAGACTTTCTCACTCCCTAACCTAAAACTTATAAACGCACGGCAAATATAATAATATTTGTATATTGCAAATAAAACGCTATGAAAAAAACCAAAGCATTAGCACTATTTTTATTTTGGAGTGTAGCACTAATAGGGATTATCTTTCTTGCTAACTCTTGCTCTCCTGACTACCACTTAAAGAAATACAAAAAGAAAGGCGGTAAGATTACTTGTGACGTAGACACCGTTACAATATACGATACAATAGTAACGTCAAACGATACTATCATAATTCCTAGAGATTCACTAATCATAAGAACGTATACAAACGTAGTAACCAAGTACGAGGTAAGATACGACTATAAGCGATTTAAAGACTCTCTAAAGGCGGTTAAAGCGATGTATAAGGATAGCGTAAAGACCGTAGTAAAAGAGAAGCGTATAGAAGGTAAAACGATAGTACGTACTGAACGAGCAAAAGGTAAATGGTGGCTATGGTTGCTTATAGGTATTGTAGTAGGTTATGTATTACAACCTATTCTAACTATTATAGGAGCGTTTAAAAATATACCTACACGATGAAACATAAAAGACTCTTCTACGATATAGAAACTAGCTTTTGTCAAGGACATTTTTGGAGGGCGGGATGGAACCAAACAATACACCCGCACCAAATAACTAAACACGCTCAGATTATCTCTATACATTGGAAGTGGGAAGGCGAGGAACAAGTACATAACCTTGACTGGGGATTAAATAAACAATGTGATAAATCCTTACTAAAGAAGTTTATTAAGGAACTACGCAAAGCGGACGAAGTGATCACACATAACGGTAAGAGATTCGATACTCCTTGGCTCAGGACTAGAGCAATTTACCACGGCTTAGACTTTCCTCATACCTTAAACGAGATAGATACCTACAAACTAGCTAAGAAGTATTTAAACCTACCTAGCTACTCACTAAAGAACGTTTGTGACTACTACGGACTCGAAGCAAAGAAAGATGCAGGAGGTATAGATACTTGGGTTAACGTGGTATATCATAAAGACAAAGACGCTTTAGACCATTTACTTTACTACGGAGATGGGGATATAGTAAGCCTTGAAGCAGTATTTAATAAGCTACGTCCTTACGTTAAGCCTAATATGCAGTATGCGGTATTACGTGGAGAAACTAAGTTTCATTGTCCAGAGTGCGGAAACTTACCACACTATAAGAGTATGTATACAACTGCTACTGGTACTATCCAACACTATCTACAATGCTCGGATAGAAAAGAGTGCAGGACTCAATTCAAAGTAAACAATAAAACTTATCAAGATTATATCCAATATAAGCTAGTAAACGGAATTAAATAAGTATATTTACGCATCAATCTTTTTTCATAGTTTAAAGGCGTATCTCTAGGGGTGCGTCTTTTTTTATTGCATATCGCGATTCAAAATAATTTAATATTTTTGTTGATAAAGTTTGGAATTGTCGAAAACTTATGTATCTTTACACCATAATTAAAAAACAAAACTATGAAAATTTACATTTTAACAGAACGAGCAAAGAGTAACGGAGGCTATCACGATAGGATAGTAGGTTGTTACGAGTCTTACGATTACGCCGTATTAGAAAAGGCTAAGTTATCAAATGCTAATCCTCTTAACTTCTTTTACATTAACGGAGAGGAACTAGTACAAGGTCAGGTTAGCACTTGGGAACAACTCGGAGAAATCTCATTAAAGAATGAGGACTTTGAAACTATCGCAGTAGTAGACTTTATCTTAGAGGAGGAGCATTACCAGTATGAGAAAGATGTAACCCCACACGGTATAGTGATATGGGAGCAAGTATCTAAGTGGGAAGCTGACAATGTTAGTATATTTGACTCTTCACTTAATGAGTTAGGTTTATCGGATGAGTTAACCCGTGAGATAAACAACCAAATAGAAAACGAAGTAGAACGATTAAACGAAGAAAGATGAAAATAAGTAAGCAATTTTTATACGCAGTTCTCCCCGAGAGAATGAGAGGTAAGCAAACAGATAACGAATATACACCAACTAAACAACCTATTCGAGTATCTAAAACCGTAAAGCCTGAGAGCGAGGCAACCTTTAACGAGGTATTTATAAACGCTCATAGAGAAAGTAATAAACTTAAATTCAATAAATAATAAGCTATGAAAAATGCAGAAATCGTGGACGTAATCCCACAAAGCAAAACACTATTTAAAGCGTTGGCAGACTTTCAGCAAGAATGCCCAGTAATTCACAAAGGCACGAAAGGACATAACTACTCCTATGCAGACTTGCCGACTATCTTTGAAGTGATCAATCCACTACTTAAAAAGCACGGTTTAGGATTCACGCAGGAACTAGACGGAGGTGCTTTAGTTACTACTATCTTTCACGTAGAGAGTGGAGAGTGGAGAGCATCACGTGCAGACATACCAGTTCAAGAGTTACGAGGTATGAACATTTATCAGTCATACGGTAGTGCCTTGACCTACTTTAGACGTTATACTTTGTCTAGTGCTTTGGGTATTGTTACCGATAAGGATACAGATGCACAAGGGCAACCTAAACCAAAAGGAAAGCCTACCTTAACAGATGAGCGTTTCCAAAAGTCGCTTAACGCAATTAAAGAAGGTAACTACGATGCGGAGTCTTTAAAGAGTAACTTTACTTTGACTCCTGATCAACTTAAACAACTAGCGTAATGAAGTTACAAGAGGAATTAAATTACTTGAAAGGCTACATTAAACTTTCTAAGGAGGATGCGGTAAGACGTGACCTCCTAGAAGGTTTCCTTTCAGAACGTAACAAGTGCCTTTTATTAGATGCGGATAGCATACTATTTAAAGTAGCGCACTACCACCAAGAAGAACAAGACTTCGAGGTTATGTATGAAGACTACCATACACAAGTTAGAGAGATAGTTAATACCATAGAAGAGGATAACTTTGTAATTGATTATACTATTCACTTCTTTTCGACTTGCTCTAATAACTTTCGTTATGAGATAGACCCAACGTACAAAGCAAACCGTGAGAAGACTCCGTTAACTGAAATAGTTAAACACTTTAAATGGTATGTAATTAGTGTACTGGAATCAGAAGGGGAGAATGTTAAATACTCCGACACTCTAGAAGCTGACGATTTAATAGCAGAAGCCGTAGAAGTGATAGAACAACACTACCCAATAGTTGCGAGTATTGACAAAGACCTAAAGCAAATACCCACTTGTCATTTCGACTACTACAAAAAGAAGATAGGCGAAGACGAACAGGGAAACGTTCTAACGGACTTTCGTGGCTTTTCTTATACTACACCCCAAGAGGGTCGCGAAATGCTCTTAGAGATGCTCTTAATAGGCGATACGAGCGACAACATAAAAGGAGTAAAAGGTATTGGAAAAGTAAAAGCTAAAAAGTTATTAAAGGAACGCAACAACTTCGGAAAACTGAGAGCCGTAGTTGAAGTGTATGGAGATAGTAAAAGACTCAGAAATAATATCAAATTAATGAAGCTATGACAGAGCAAAAAACAATCTACATCGGTAACGGTAAAAAGCAAAAGGATAACTGGCTAAAGAGTAGCCTATGCTTATCAGACATTCCTAAAGAGCATACTTTCGAGTATAACGGGAAGACTTACGTAAAGGTTAATATCAACGTAAAAGATCAAGCAGACCAGTACGGCAAAGACGTATCTATTACGGTCGACACTTGGAAGCCTGACGCTCAATCAATCGAGGGAATCTCTAAAGAAGATGACGGGGACGGACTACCATTTTAGTAACTACGGGGAGGGGTTAACTCTCCCCTAATTTAAAACGCTATGAATAACGAGATAGAAAAAGCATTACAGATAATAGAAGAGTACGACTTAAGAAGTAAAAGTAGAAAGCGAGAACTAGTCTATAAAAGAGCGTTCCTTACTAAGTACCTGAGAAGCTACGGAATAGCATTTCAAAAGATAGGAGATATGCTAGACAAGAATCACGCTACTTGTTTTCATTACATTAAGGTTTTCGATATGTATAAAGAAGATGACTACTTTCTACTTTTGGTAAATCCACTAGATGAGATGTTATACTTCAACGAAAACAGTCTTAAACTAGATGACAGGAACTATAAAAGAGTTACGATCTATAAATCAGATTACGACTACCTTAAAGAAATAAAGAAAGAGAGCGAAAGATACTCGGACGCTTTTAACAGATTGGTTGAAAATAGAAAGCAATTTGTTTAGATATTAAGCAACCTTTTGATTAAATTTACGTCTATGTAATAGGTACGCCCGTACCAACCTGAGTAGTGGCAGGTATTAAATGAAATTAACAAGGCTAGTAGCTGAGTAGGGAAACCACTACCCCGAAAGGCTCTAGCTTTTTTTATTATGGCAAAAGAACTACCATACTTTAGATTCACTTCGCAAGAGTGGCAAAACGGATTGATAAGCCTAGAGAGTTATCACTTGAAAGGATTGTATATTGATATTTGTGCTTATTACTGGGTGCAGAATTGTAGCATAACTAAAGCAATGCTAGGAAAGAAATTTAGGGATGCTAAAACAGAACTAAACGAGTTAGTTAAATTAGGTATCTTAAAAGTGGATAATAACGACAATGTTACCATTAGTTTTTTAGATGAGCAGTTTGATGTGCTTTCTAATAAGCGGAAAGTCAGGCAGTTAGCAGGAAGAAAAGGAGGTAAGCAAAAGTCTAGCAATGCTAAAGCAAAGCTAAAGCAAAACTCTAGCTATAAAGATAAAGATAAAGATAAAGATAATATACCTGCGTTTGAGGATTTTAAAGCTTACGCATTGAGTAAAGATGAGTCTATCTCTTTGGATGCACTAAAGAATAAATATGATAGTTGGGTAGAGAACGGATGGAAGAACGGGTACGATAAACCAATAAAGAATTGGAAAAGCACCCTACTAAATACTATGACACATTTACCTAAACAACCAATAAACAACGGACTGCAAAAACCAAAGAAGTTAAAAGATTTGTATGAGTAAGAAGATATACAGAGCATCCGATGTAAAAGACGAAATGTTGCACGGATACAGAAACGGAAAAGAGAGAGGTTCTACTACTCATATTAAACGAGTGGATGACGTTTGGACTTGGAGAAAGACAGACCTGACTATTTGGACGGGATACCAAAACGAGGGAAAGAGTTTGTTTATGGAGCAGTTAATGACGTTAAAGAGTTACTTTGATGGATGGAAGCACGGAGTGTTTAGTCCTGAGAACGTCCCTGTAACAGACTTCTACGATAACATCATAGAGATGCTGATAGGAAAGAGTTGTGACCCACACTATGCAAACAACCTGATGAGTGAATCTGAGTACTTGACTGCAATTGATTTTGTAGATAAGCATTTCTTTATTGTTTACCCTGATGACATTTGGACTATTGAGAATATACTGGAATGCTTTAAGGAGTTAAAGACAGACGAAAACGTAGATACTGTTACAATAGACCCATACAACAAAATCTACCATTCACTTAATGGGGAGCGAGGCGATGTTTATGTAAGTAATTTTATGACTGAGTGTAAACGTTTCGCAATAGACTATAAGGTAGCTTTTCAATTAGTAGCCCATCAATTGACTGCTAGGAAAGATGACAAAGGAAAGTATGTTAAACCCGATTTAAATTATATTAAGGGAGGTGGAGCGTTTGCTGACGGTGCTGACAATGTTTGTTATGTTTGGAGACCTGAGAGAGCGATAGACTTTTCGAATACTGAGGTTGTAGTAGGTAGTCAGAAAATTAAGAAGCAGAAGTTGGTAGGTATTCCAGGCGATGTTTGGGGAATAGACTTTAAGCGAAAAGAGAATAGATATTATTTTGATGGCATTAGTGCATTGAAAGACGTAGACATAAAAGTAGGAGAGCAGATAAGCCTTAACCAAAATTTTAGTACATTTGAAAACGAGGGGGATAAATTACCCTTTTAAATAAACAACTATGAAAGAACTAAGAGATGCAAACACCTATCTAACTGGAGCATTAATGTACTTAATAGACGTAAGGAATTTAATGGATGACAGAGGAAAGGACACTAAGCGAATACAAGAACACATAGAAAACCTTTTTAAGGCAAAGAATATAATTGAAAACTTAGAAGATGGTCACGATAAATAAGATTAACGAAATACAGGCAGAAGTATTAGCAGAGGGTATTCCTTTTGCTATGTTAGAGAAGCCGACCGGAGTAGGTTACAAACTTTACCTAATTGATAGAGTTATCGAGTTCACAGAAGCAGAAGGAAAGAACATTGTAACATTCTGCGAAAAGTTGTATATTAGGCAAAGAGCAAGACAAAGAAGAACATTCATAAAGGAGCATAAGCTAAGAAATAGCATAATGACACAATTAACGTAAACCAAGTCAGCATACTGACGTAAATAACAAAAGCTACAAAAATGCCTAGAGATAATAAAAGTAAAAGAATGTATAATAGTCCAACTAGAAGAAACCAAAACAAAGATGAGTAAAGAAGATATAATAGAATCTCTTAAGGATATATTGGATGAAATAAATGAGACATCTAAAGATTCTTTTGTTGATATAACATATATTAAAGAGACTATACAGTATATTTTAAACCAAAACAAAAATGAGTAAAGAAGAATTAGATGATTTTTTATTAAGCTTACTTAAGGCAGACAAAGTTAGTATCAGAAGAAAGTTAATATATATGAAGAAATTTCTAGAAGAAAACACAATACTTTTAAACCAAAACAAAGATGGAAATAACTTTTGAGAAAAGAGTATATAACATTAAAGACGGTGATGATGTATATAAAATAACCGAAATAATCAAACACCCATTAGAAGAATATAACTATAAACACTTTTTGAATGTTCTTAAATTTAAACATTATGATGATCCTTTGGTTAGTGGATTTCATTATTTTGAACCATCAGAAGAGCTATTAGAGAGATTACATAATTATATAAACCAAAACAAAGATGAGTGAAGAATATAAAAAGAAATACCATCAATTATATGAAGGTGTCGCTAAGTTGTTAGTAGAAAATAGAACTAAGAATTATAACCCATATAAACTATTGAGTGAATGGGATAAGTTAAGGACCAATATTGAAAACCAAAACAAAGATGAGTAAAATAACAATAAGAGAAGATTACTTAATAGAATTAGAAGAAGTTTATAATCCTATTGTTCTAAAAACAGATGAAGGTGTAGAATATTTTATTTGTATGAGAGATTATGGGATTGAAGTTACAGAAAAGAGTATTGGTACAGTTGGTCTACAACCATTAAACCAAAACAAAGATGACTGAAAAATTAAAGTCATATAAATATGTAAAATAAAAATAATATGAATACACATCACGAAGAAACAGTCATTAATGGAATTTTAAATTATAGAAAATCATTTACTGACAAATGGAAACCTTATAATAAAAAAGAATTAACTAAGATAATTAACATTTTACGAGAAAAAATGAATAATGAATTAATTGTAGATAAAAATAATGATTTTAAGTTACCACCAGAAGATATAACATATTATAACCAAATCAATGATGATATTGTTAAAGTTTTGAAGATAGAAAAAACTAAACTATCTGAGAAACTGAATGCTTGTGTTGATATGTTGGATAGAGTATTACTGCATATAGATTTAGATGATGTTAATCCTTCACTAAAAAAACAAATACAAGAATTACTAAATAAAATTAAATAACAAAAGATATGAGTAAAGAAGAAGAATTTAAATTACTCTCAAAAGAAGAAATAGAAAAGGAAAGAATCAAAGCATATGAATACATTGATATGAATAAAGAACAAACACCACTATCAGAAGAAGATGAAAAAGCATTACATTTAGATGCAGAAGACCACTACAACGAAGTAATTAAACCAAAGTATTTAAACAAGTAGATATGACAGCAATAGAAGAATTAAAAAACTATCTTCAGGACTCTTCATTTGAAGGAAGGATAATGATAAAAGACAGCGCGATATTTGAAAAGATAGATGAACTCTTAACCCAAGACCAACAACAAAGTGAGGAACTTGTTAAGGAGGCTTATATTGCTGGTTTAGAACAAGGAGAAGATTACTTGCAATATGACGCTGAGGATAAAGAGTTATTGGCTAAGTCTTACTACAATTTATTAAACCAAAGTATTTAAACAAGTAGAATGAACCGTAAAAAGTGCCGAAATTGTAAATCGTATTTTAGACCTGACAAACCACTACAACACTACTGCCTAAAACCTGAGTGCGTAGAAGAGTGGGTAAGGGTAGCGAAAGAGAAACAATGGAGGCAACGAAAGGCGAAACTAAAGGAGGAACTAAAGACCGTACAGGATTGGACTAAGGAGGCTCAGAAAGTATTTAACGAGTTTATACGGTTAAGAGATTCAGGGAAGGAATGTATATCGTGTGGCTCAGTTCTAAAGGGCAAGTTTGATGCTGGACATTTCTATTCAAGCGGAGGGCATAAAGCGGTAACGTTCAACGAGGATAACGTACACGGCCAATGCGTAGCGTGTAACCAACACAAGCACGGAAACCTTATAGCTTATCAGAAAGGACTCGAGAAGAGAATAGGAAAGGAAAGACTAGAAACCTTAAACAACCTATCACAAGGAACGGCAAAGTACACAGTAGAAGAACTCAAAGAAATTATCTATATTTACAAACAGAAGATAAAAGAATGGAAGACAAAATAGTAAAGCAAGTAGTAGAGAAGTTCCAACAAAGAAGCGAAGTAGGGATTAAGAAGTATGGCACTACCTTAGAAGAGAATAATGCTGATGACTTCCTAAACCACTTACAAGAGGAGTTAATGGATGCTATTTTGTATATTGAGAAACTAAAAAGCAAATGGACGAGGAGTTAATGCCTATACAATTACTAGTTTATAAGACTAGAAGTGAACTATTCGAGAAACGTTTTTTCTTTAACGATTACTATGAGGACGATCTAAGGAACAGAGTAACGTTTTTGAATGACGATACGGCAGAAAGGTTAACATTGAATTGGGCAAACGTTGACTACATACTAACTACTCCTTTAAACGAAATAGAATAAAAAACGTATAATAAAAGTAATGTTAGAAGAAGTAGCAAAAAAGCACGATTATTGGTTAAGAGTTGTTTACACTTTTGGCGTTACTAGTTATGCTGAGGATATAGTTCAGGAGATGTACTTAAAGCTACATAAGTACATTGAAAGAGGAACGGTAAAAGAAGAAACGTTAACTACTTACGTTTATTGTATTTTACGTTCGTTAGCAGTAGACTTAAATAGAGCAAAGAAGAACATAGAAAAAGTACCAGTAGATGACATTCCTTTAACTCATAAATCAAATATTGATAAAGTTACGGCACTACAAAAAATATACGATAAAATAGAAGAAGAGATAAAGGGGTGGCATTGGTACGATGCAAAGATGTTTAACTTATACGTGAATAACGATTACTCCCAACGTGACATAAGCGAGGAGAGCGGAATAAAACTAGGAAGCGTACACTACACGTTAAGAAGGGCGGGAGATCGTTTAAAAGAAAATATAGGAGAAGATATAGAAGATTACTTTAACGGAGAATACGAACTAATATGAATATAAAAGCATACTTACAGAACGAAAAAGATAAGGCTTACATTATGTGGGCAAATGAAATGCAAAAAGAGGACGCTAATTTAGTCTTGGTAAAGCATTGGCTAGATAGAGTAATAGTAATAGAGCAACTAATAAAAGAACATAACAATGGTAGAAAAAGATAACGAATACTACGAGTCTTTAGACAAGCGAACTAAAGAGTATAAAGAATGGGTAGCCTCATTTGAGAAAGAGCAAGAATCTACACCTGATGGTTTAGGAGATGTAGTAGAAACGATCACGGAAAAAACGGGAATTAAGAAACTCGTTAAAATGGTAGTTGGCGAAGATTGTGGATGCGATGAAAGAAAAGAGAAGTTAAATAAAATCTTCCCCGCTAATAAACCACTATGCCTAGAAGAAGAAGAGTACATTTTTCTAAAAGAATGGTTTAGCAAGAATAGAATAACGGTACGACCTACCGAACAAGCTGAACTATTAAAAATCTATAATAGAGTATTAAGATACAACCAAAGACCTACTAACTGTGCCTCTTGTTTTAGAGAAGTAATCCATAAATTAAAGAAATATCTAGAGGCTTACGAGTCTGCTTAATGAGAAGGTACTGGCACATAAAAATGAATCCAAGTAAAATAAACGGAAATACTTATAACGAAATAGTAAGAAAGTACCCTCTACCGAATCAGCTAAAAATAGATTTCGTCTACAACATAAAAGACGTAGAAATAAAAGAACTTACTAGAGAACAATTTAACAAACTATAATGCCACTACCAAAGAGAAGAAAAGGAGAAAAAGAAAAAGAGTTTATACAACGATGTATGAGTGATGAAACTATGGGTAATGAATTTCCCGATAGAGATCAACGCTACGCAGTATGTAGACAAAAACTAGTAGAACTAGAATCTTACTCAGATTACCCTAAAGCAGCAAGTGAAAACGCTAAGGTAGCTTTAAGATGGGCAGAGGAGAATGGATGGGGTTCTTGTGGCACTCCAGTAGGAAAGCAAAGAGCCAACCAACTAGCAAAAGGAGAGGCTATCTCAAGAGATACCATAGCAAGAATGGCAGCATTTGAAAGACATAGACAAAACTCAAATAAAGAACTAGGAGATGGATGCGGTCGTTTAATGTGGTTAGCTTGGGGAGGAGATGAAGGTATAGAGTGGGCGCAAAGAAAACTAAAGCAGATAGATAGTGAATGAGTATAAGTTATATCGTATACTTAAAAACATTGTACCTGACTTAGAAAGGTCAACAGGTAAATATTGTGGCTACGATTGCTACTCTAAAAAGCACAAAGCAATAATAGAATTAAAATGCAGACCTATACACTATGATAACTTAATAATGGAGAAACACAAATACGATAAGTTAATAGTGCATAAGGATAAAGCAAAAATATACTACATTAACCAAACTCCACAAGGAATATACTCATTTAACATAAACAACTTAAAACCAAAATGGGTTAAAGGGAAATACAAAAAAACTACTGAATTTAAAGACAATAGAAAAGTAGAAAAGATAGTAACCCTACTAAACATAAACGAGGCTAAAATAATTAAAAGTTAATTTCTATTAATTATGGATAAGAGAAAAGAAAACGGAGGGCATAGCACCAAAGCAAAAGGAATAGACAAGAGAAAGAACGAATATAGAAAGGCTATCTCTGAGGCGGTTTCTTATGATGATGTGAAGGCTTTACTTAGCCAAGCGGTAAAAGTCGCTCTAAGCGAAGATAAAGACCGTTTAAAAGCGATGCAGATGGTTTTAGAGTACACGCTAGGAAAACCAAAAGAAAGTTTAGATTTAAACGCACAAGTAGAAGGCGGTATAAATTTCAAGGAACTAATTAACTCTATTCGTGGAGATAAATGATAAATATTTAACATTACAA